CTACGGCTAAAACAGAAAATTATGGATAAAAACGAAAACGAAAACGGCAGCGGCAGCGGCAGCGGCAGCGGCTACGGCAACGGCTACGGCTACGGCAACGGCGACGGCTACGGCTACGGCTACGGCAACGGCGACGGCGACGGCTACGGTGGCGTTGGCGGCTACGGCTACGGTGACTGCAGCGGTGACGGCGACGGCTACGGCTCAATCTTAGGGGAATCGTGAGATACATGACATGCCGCTCGGCAAGCGCACGATGGAGTGCGACTGCGGCAATATCATGGACCGTGATTTGAATGCTGCCAGGAACATCCTGGCGCGTGGTCTGGACACGTTACAGCCGGACCTTAACGCACGCAAGAGCCAGGTAAGACGGCAGCTTCGGCTGGCGCACTGACGATGACGGCGTGAATGAGCCGGGCAAAGATGTCCAGGTTTTTAGTAACGGCATGACCCGCCAGAATAAATAGTCCCCCTAGCAATTTCCGTGCCAACCCTGGTATGGGGTAAAAATAGCCACTATTTCACCCCGTCCACCCGCCAACCCTATACAACCCCACTGTATAGCTAAAACACCCCGTCGACAGCCTGTCTGAGGGGTTCGACAGCCCCATTTTGCCTAGCACTTGCTATACCCGTAAGCATCTGCTACACTTTCCCACTACAACAATTGCAGATTTGGAATTCCAAATCTGCAAAACCTTAATCTTCTGGGTTAATTCAATGTAATGCCTACTCGTTCTCCGCTCCATAGACCAGCGTGGGACACGCAAGAAAGGCGTGATCGGCAGGCTGTTTTGCGTAGGAAGCAATACGATAAAAGCCGTCGTTTTGACCCATTCCATGCTTTTTATAATTCTAAAGAGTGGAGAAGCCTAAGAGCACGATTCATTAGGGCGTACCCGGTTTGCGTCCATTGTGGTCATATGGCTAATCAGGTTGACCATATACACCCAATACGTCAGAATTGGGACAGGCGATTAGATTTAACAAATTTACAGCCACTGTGTCAGAGTTGTCACAGTAGAAAAACTAGATTAGAGGCATCAAACTCATGAGTGCTAGAAGGCGACGCAGCGGTACCGATGAGAAGAAAAGTAAACTTCATAATCTTCCCGGTAAGCAGGGTGATTACACAAACATAAGACCACTAGGTCATGGAAAAGATGCGGTAAAGAACCCGCCGAAGTTGCTCGCCAATATGGTTGAAGCACCGGAATGGATGGGTGAAAAAGAAAAACAAATTTTTAATCAGATACGCGATGTAGCGTTGATTTCTGACACTGCCGCTATAAGTGATTTGATTGCGCTCAACCTTATGTGCATGCTCAATGTGCAGTACGAGCAGGTAAGCGAAGTAATTAAAGAAGAGGGTATGGTGGTCACTACCTTTGTTAAGGATAATGAGGTGTCTAAGCCGCACCCGCTTCTTTCCGAACGTAGTCGTACATTTGTAGCTCTTCGTGGCCTATTAACTGAGTTTGGTATGACGCCAAACAGCAGACGATCTGTAATTAAACGAGATCCCGAATCTCCGGATACTTCCGAGGATGAGACTTGGGATGACCTCCTCAATTAATCAAATCCCCGAAAGATGTAGAGAAGCAATTGATTATGCGAATCAAATTGCTTTAGGGGAAATTGATGCTAGTAAGTTAGTTCATAATGGTATAGACCGCTTTTTTGATGATATAAAAAGATCTGAAGAAGGTGGCGTTTACCATTTAGATTTCGCCGCAGCGGAACGTGTGATGTCCTTTGTGGAAATGATGCCACACATTAAAGGACCAGAGGCCGGTAAAAACTTAGTTCTTGCTCCTTGGCAGAAGTTTATATACCTAAATGTCTTCGGTTGGAAAGATAAAGAAACCGGCTTTCGCAGGTTTCGGTCCACATATACCGAAGTCCCTCGTGGCAATGGTAAGAGTACAATGGTTGCTCCGGCTGCACTCTATATGTTGAGTGCAGATGGTGAGGGTGGCGCTGAGGTTTATAGTGCCGCAGTTACCAGGGACCAAGCCCGTATCGTGTTTAATGCAGGACGCACGATGGCGCTTAGAAGGGCCGCATTTTTAAAGCGGGCTGGTGTTACTACCTACCAAAATTCAGTAGCTCAAGATAAAACGGCTAGTATGTTTCAGCCGCTTAGTTCTGATGCTCGCACATTGGATGGTTTGAATATACATCTGGCTATCCTAGATGAGCTGGCGCAGCATAAAACACGGGAAGTTTATGATGTAATCGAAACTGCCACTGGCAAGCGTAACCAACCACTGATATGGATGATCACCACGGCTGGTCCTGACCAGGGTGGTATAGGATATGAGATACACGATTACGCAGAAAAGGTTTTGAAGGGAGTTATTAAGGATGATACATTTTTCACGCTCATATATTCTATAGACCCCGGGGATGATTGGACACAACCAGAGGCATGGAGAAAAGCTAACCCTAATTGGGGTAAATCCGTAATTCCTGACACAATCACTCAACTTGCACAACGCGCAATGCAGGTTCCGAGTTTTCAAAATGCATTTTTAATGAAGCATTTGAATATTTGGACCAATGCCTCAGTGGGGTGGTTGGACAGTACGAGATGGTCACAGCAAGCACTACCAATCGATGAACAGGAATTTATCGGTGAGGAGTGTATGATAGGACTTGACCTTGCAAACAAGGTTGACGTTGCAGCCAAGGTTAAGATTTTTCGCAGGCCGAATACTTTAGATGTATCTTCTCGTCATCCATATAAGTACTTCATAATTCCTACTCTTTATTTACCGAGGGGCACTCTTAAGGATAAGAAAAACGCAAACTACGAAGGTTGGGTAAATGGTGGGCATATAGTGGCAACCCCAGGTGATGTCATAGATTTTGGATATATTGAAGATGATATTTTAGAGGATACAAGGAATTTCGATGTTAAAGGTGTTCCATTTGATCCGTGGCAAGCTACTCAATTGGCACAAAGAATGGAAGCTAAAACAGTACCAATGGTGGAATTTCCGGCTACGGTACGAAATTTTAGTGAACCAACAAAAGAATTTGAGGTGCTGGTAAGGCAGGGTCTATTGTTTCATAACAATAACCCGGCGTTCAACTGGATGGTGAGCAATCTCGTGGTAGAGCCAGACCGTAAAGGTAATATTTTCCCACGTAAGGAACGTGAAGACAATAAAATAGATGGACCTGTTGCTGGCATTATGGCGCTGGCACAGTGGATATTTCAAATACAGGAACAAGAGTTCAAATCTATTTACGATGATGTTACGCAAACTACGGTTATGTGATCATACCTTGGGAGACGATAGATGAATACAGAACAAACTAGAGTGTATAAGGCTGTTGCTGAAGACGTCAGTGATGACCCCTATACGTTTGTAGCGTCAACCCCTGTTGTAGATAGAGTTGGGGATATAGTTGAACAAGATTGGGATTTAAGGCCATATAAGAAAAATCCAATTATTTTGTGGGGGCATGATAATAAGTCTCCGATAGGTAAGGCTAAGAAAATTTGGATTGATAAAACTACCAATTATTTGATGATTAAAATGGAATTGGCAGAAAAAGGGACTTCTAGATGGATTGATACATTGCGTAGTTTGATTGAACAAAAGATACTACGGGCAGTGAGTGTCGGTTTCTACCCACATAAAGCCACTCCTATTGATGAAGATGAGCCTTGGGGAGGTTATGTATTAAGTGATAACGAACTTTTAGAAGTATCATTGGTCAGTATACCTGCTAATCCTCAAGCTCTTTCTTTAGCAAAAAGTTTATCTGATTCCCAGCGACAACGTTTGTTCCCTGGTAAGAAGTTTTTGCCGGAAACATATCCGGCTGTTAAGCAACTCGGTGGTCCCAAGTCTGTTGAGCATATCAACACGGGTAAACCGTCTATCACTATTGTGCAAGGCAATACGTCTGTCACATTGCACGACACTAAGCGTATATCGCTCGATGAGTTACAACGATGAAGATTTCTGAACAAATCAAAGCGGCACAAGATCGGCTTGTTGCCATCCGTACCCGACAGACGGAGATTAAGTCTCTTGTCGAGACGGACGAGTATGA